TGAATTGGAAGGTTTCTGTGGGGAATCGATATTGCGTTGCATCTTCTTGATTTGAAGGATAGGTAAAGTAGATCCATTCATTTATAAAATCTCTTTGCCCACACATTCTTTCAGTTCCATTATTCACATTAGAAATCTCAAAGACTTGATCTGGATTATCTAAGTCAATACGCTGAGAAGAGGTTTGACTTGTGATTGTATAGCCTCGATTTCCTCTTGTGATAACGCCTTGGTCCATATTAACAGTTGAGAACGTGCTTGTGGCACCGAGTTCTGAGTTAATTACAAATAGATTGAAAGGAACGATATCATTTCCAGTATAGACCATTCTTACTTGATTCGTATCAAAGCCAAGAATCAAAACGTCTTCATTAGATCCAACAGTATTAATAGGCTCATCAAGGCCAGAATCTATGAATCCCCCAAAGCCTGTTTGATCTTCAAAAAATGTAGGAGGAAAAGCAGTTTTGTTAACTGGTACTAAAATAGCAGTAAATACAGTATCTGATGATAATATATTTCCAGTAAATGATGCTGTATAGAAAGGAGTTCCATTTGAGCTATAAATAATTGTGTCTTCAAGATAAATTTGACTCCCCGCAGAAGACGTCTGAATAACAGGGCCAAAGAAAACAAGCCTATCTTTGAAAGGAACAATCATTCTTGCGCCTACAAGATAATAAATAGCTTCTGGGCTGTCTCCTACCTGAAAAGGCAAGAAAGACAATGGGGGCATGAAATTTACCCAGCCATTTCCTGGAGTAAATCCAGGTGTAATTATGCTTCCATTAGTTGGATCACCATCATACCAGCGGATGTTGTCTTTTGTGATATCCGATCTACTAGTTAAATATTGTGCTATTCCACCAGAAACATAAGCTCCGCCTAATGTAGCATTAGGAAATTCAACTTGAACATTATTGGCATCTACAACTGCAACTACATATCCAGTTTGAAAATTTATACCTGTGATGCCATCAACTTCGTTTATAAAAACAAAATCTCCCACAACAAGTCCATGACCTGCAATTGTCAAAGTAGCTAGTGCAGGAGGTCCAGCAGCATCAATTGTAATTCCAGTGATAAATTTATATTGCATTCCTATATTTGTAGGGTCAAAAGGAACGTTTATTCCGTTTGTGGCCCAAAATGCCCCTTCATAATTCGTTGACCAAAACTGCTGGTAATCCTGGCCATTCCAGGTTAAAGCAGTCCATGTTGTTTTCTGGACATAACCCGGATAAATACCACTAGGAGGATTTTTATAATAACTTACGCTATACGTGCTGTAAGGAAATACGGGAAGAAGATTATAAGCATATTTTGTATCAAAAGCAATTGTTTGGGGGAATTCCTCAGTTCTTTGAAAAAAATCTTCAAGACCCATTACAGGCAATGTGGGATAATATTCAAAAGAAGCTGTGGCTGCAATACCAGGTCCTGCAGTATGAGTCAAAACAATGACGCCAGTCAAATAATTGATCGTACCAAAGTTTACAGGACTAGGAGAAGTCCATGTGCCGCCACCAGTATAAACTCCAAACCCTGTTGAATCAACTCCATCTAATGTGAAAGTATTAGCTCCCGTGACTGTGATTGTATAGGTGTTTCCATCAATTTCAGTCATCCCTGTCACGCCATTTATCGTAACCAAATCTCCAGTAGAAAGACCATGACCATTACTTGTAATTTCACAAGGATTTGCATTCGTAGCCCCTGTTATATTCCCAACGAAAAAACCTGATAAAGTGCCATCTCCGTTATCAATGAATTCTATTTCTGGAGTAGTTGCGATTATAATTACAACACTTCCAGGCTTTATCGTTGCATTTGGCTCAGGAACAATTGGAGGAGTAAAGGTGGAAAATATTGTATTGATCGTCCAAGGAGAAGCTCCAGTAACGCCAATTGAAGTAAGTCCAAATATTCTCGTTAGACGATTGAGGAATTCCGTTCCTCTTTTTCGCTTTATGCGGCCTCTCCATTGATAGGCATTAATCAAAGTTGGAAATGAATCATTGTCAATATTGAAAGGAAGACGGTTTGTTGTGTAGCCTTTATCTATAGGACCAACAATTAGTTTAGTGCTCATCAATAACCTATAGCTATCCAGAAAAATACGGTATATGCAGCAGATCCCGTATTTACCTGATAACTAAAACTTGATGGACTCAATGTTGCATTAATTCCTACTGTCATTCCAGTTGTTGAAGTGGGAGGAGCACCATTAGTAAACGAAGGATTTGTTAAAACAATCACACAGGCTGTAGGAAAAGCAGTTGCAAACGTAACGGTTCCGCTATCTAGGTTACTAAAGTGATTGTCTCCTCCATGAGGACCAATTACAAATCCCCATTGCAATATAATTCCACCTGGTAAAAAAGTTCTTCCACCATTTGGGGCTTGTACAGGAAAGAAAGTTGAATTTGTCATTTGAATGGCATTTAGTCCAAGAGAAGCATTTTGAAACCACCATTCGTTAATTTTACTAAACAAAACACTTCCTACTCCTGAAGGAGTCCCTGGATTAGCTTCGTTTACAAGGTTAACTTGCTTATGATATCCACCATCGACAGAATTAAAACTATAATGATCAACTCCTATAATGCTGTTTATAGAATTTGCATTCACTTGCATGATCGGTTGGTCAGCTGAGGGATTATGCGGGGCTGCCGGGATGTTTGTTGTGTAGATGAAATTAGGCATAGATCTCCTAGTAAGCGCTCCCGCTTAAATTGTTAATCCCATTCAAAGCTGATGCATTGCTTTGGCTATAAAGGGTTTGTGTTCTTGTTGCTGTCCATTGTCTTTGGCTTCGTATGTGTACTAATGCTTCTTGTTCCAAAAATCTTGGCTCATAAAAATTCATTTGCTCTGCATCTCCCACATCTGACAAAATCTTCCTCGCTGCACCAAGAGATATATACTCTGACATGTAACCAAATGGCAAAGCTGAGGTATCATTTAAGAAGGCCGCTGGAGAGAGATAAGCATCAAGCTCAACTAAGTAACTTTGGGCTGGAGGACTTCGTAAAATTAAAGTGTTGTTGTAGAATAAAATCGCTCGTGGCAATCCTGTTTGGAAGAAATAGCATTGGGCGTTGATATTGTTACCTGATGGAATTGCTGAGGGAAAAGTAACTACTACTTGACCTGTGATATAATTCACAACGTTTGATGTTGCGCTATATCCTCCTGGAAGTTCGGTATTCCCATATGGAGCTTTACCAGGCTCCATTAATAAGCCTAAATTCACATTAGTATTTAGGAATTCACCGCTATCTTGTACGACAATATTATTTCCTGCTCCATCAATCGAGGTTAGGAAAACAGCTGAATCAACGCTTGTTGTCGGAATAGAAGGTATAAAATTAGTCGTTGTAGTAGCGATTGGCGGGTCCACATTGACGCCAGTCGATATAACCCCAGTAATATCGACATGTCCTCTTAAAATGGCATTAAACGGCGGATTTGGTGGTGTTGTTTGTGGGCCTATGAATGGGATCTGCAAAGTATAAGGACCTGCTGTTCCATCACCTTGTCCTAAAAGAAAACTTTGCTGAACGATTTTAGGCCATACAGCAAAGAATTTATCCTTCTGTGTTTCAAGGCGCACTTGTACCCCTCCAATGTAAGCTGGTCCAACAAATCCCTGATATACAGGATACATAAAGATCTGCTGGTTGCTTCCAACGGGAGAAGTTTGAATGGAGTACAAGGGCATATTATATTGATCAACTCCAGGCTGTGTCTGGAATTGGTATTTTGTTTTGAAATCAAATAGTTGAATACGCGCATCAACATCATTGATCAAAAATCGATTGATATAATCGATGATCAAATCATCAGTTATTGATGAATCGGAAGGGGTTTTGACAATCCTTCGTACATATGTGATGACATCTCTAAGTAAGTTCATTGTAAAGCCGATTTAGATCAAAAATTTTTAGATCCCATAAAAACTGAAACTTTGCTATTTACAGGATGAGCATCCAGTCTTTGAACAATATGATCAACAGCCATTGCTCCGTAATATTGCCCCATTCCATCTTGGCCAGTATTAACAGTCTGTGACATAGTTAATCTATGGTATTTACACCCTTTTATTCTCTCTGCTAAGTGCCTAGGTCCCCATACAGGTTTATTCACTGGAACTTTCCATTCTTGAGCTGGCATACCTGCAAAAGGTTTTGTCCAAAGTTCTATTGTTTCACCAATAATCTCTCTATTTTCTGCCTCAAATTGCACATATTCCGTAGAAAATTCATAATCTTTTCTATAGTCTTCATTGAATTTTTCACGACTAGAAATGCTTCTTGTAGGCTTTAAATAAATGTCTTTTGAATTTAATCGCTCTTGTTGAGACATTCTGCTTTGTGGTTCTGTATCTTCACTAGGAGCTTGATTCATTCTATCAAGAGTTAAAGACCTTACATTTTCATCAAACTTTTGAAATTCTTTTTCGCATTTGTCTAATTCTTTTTCAGCTAATGATGAAGTTGGCTTGGGCTTATCTACCATTTTGAACCTATAAAGTTAAAATTTTATCTTTTCTCACCTTATATTTTTGATCCCTAAATTGTCTAGACGTTTATTGAGGTGAAATGTCAATAAAACTTCCAGGGATGAATGTGCCGTTATTTCTTCTTCCTAAAGAATTGATGGCGCCTTGATTTACATCTCCAATTGCTAAAATCTGAGCAACCACAACAGGATTTGTTGAACTGATATATTGGTTAACACCAACAGCTGTGTCTAGTTGTAGTCTCACTTCAATTTCAGATGGAATGTCAATCACATAAGCTTGTACCTCATTTAGTTGGATACATCCGCAAGAGGGAGGAATGATTAGCCTAATCAATTGACCAATCACATAATTATGTTCGACTGTGGTTTCAACTATAGTTGTACGACCAAGAGTTATATCTTCGATGTCAAATCGACCGGGTTGATAGAAGTCAGAATCAATGGGAAGGTTTTGATAAAGAGGAATAGGATAAGAAATTACGCCGGGCAATGTTGTCATAAATACCTAATAGGGAGGGGATATAAAGTCCCCTCCCTCAAGATGCATATTTAAAAAAATAAATACAACATCATTATGGAATACTAATGTCGTGAAAAAACGCACGCCAGTAGATTACATCGCTAGCTGCACCAACAAGTATAGCTGAAGCATCGCCTTCAGCAGTTCCTGATCCAATGATAAACCCTTGAGAAGTATTATTCACAAAAGCGCCTTGGATTGCAGGTCCATTGATTGTATTTACTCTAGTTGTACCAATTGGCACAAAGTATGGAGGAGGATATAAAGCAGATCCGCTTGATATTTGTACTCCACCAGTGTTTACATCACCTACTGCAACAATCTGAGGATAGGAGAGTCCAGGAACGCTCGCTACTGTAGGATTGCTTGTAAAGGCTGTATAAGCACTAGAGTCAATATTAACCACAACTGTATTGTAATCCGTTACCGCAATGACATAACCATATACTGGAGAACCAGGGGTTAAGAGATTAGGTAGCGTATTCAATTCAACGGTTCCCCACTGAGAAGGAATACGGAATGCCACTTCTTGTCCTACGACAAAGTTATGAGCATCTGTTGTATCAATCGTTGTGGTTGTTCCAGTCGTAATGTTGCTGATAAATGTTTGACCAGGGAAATAGAGATAAGGGTAAAGAACCTTCTTAGCTCTTGGCGTTCCTGTAGACGCGCCACTTATTGCAGTGTAATTTGATTGGTTGGTATTCCAAGGGATTGTAAAGTTTGTTGAATCAATTACAGTCACAGTGAAAGGAATGCCATTAATTTGAGGCATACCAGTTGTGGTAGTCTCAAATAGCCCTTCTAAAATTACAACATCTCCACTTGTCAAACCATGATCTGCGCTTGTTGTTACTTGAGCAGCAGCTGCTTTTGTAACTACAGTAACAGTCAAAGTAGGTCCAAATTGAAGAAGTTGACCAGCCGAAAAAGTAGTAATACCATTGGCATCTACTGTATCAGTAGTCAATTGGTTAGCTGCTTGGAATCGCTGAATAACAGCAACGCCTTGGCCCATATTGGCATCCCAAAATGCTTGAGGAACTCCATTATCAGCACCAGAAGCTGCGGCTGTATAGTTGATAAATTCAACATAATCAGGCTTGAAAGGCAAATTAATAATCTGCGCTCCACCTGTTGATACAAATCTACCTTTTGCCATTTTATTATATTCAGTCATCTTATACCCCCAAGTTGCTTAAGCGTGTGCTTAAGAGGTTACGGATGGCTGTATCTTGAGTAAGAGCTTGAGCTTGAGCGAATTTAACCGCTAAAGTCGCGTTCTGAGCAAGCATTCCAGAATAATAAGGATCTCTATAGATCAAGTTCATGCTATAACCATCTTGGTTAATGTGCGTGATAGCTTGCTTACCTAGAACTGTATTATAATAAACATCATTGAGCGTGCCAACGTTGTTTATAGCAGCATTTCTAGCTACAGGAGCTTCAGAACTTGTCAAAATACGAATGTTTCCTACCGATCCAAATTCAGATGGAAGAGCAGAAGCATTTGTTGGATAATTCCATTGGTTTAAAAATGAAACGGTACCAACAGATGACAATGCATCAAAATCAGATTGTAATTCTGTAGAACTCAACATAAAATATGCTGAACGTACAGGTCCTGTCAATTCTGTTACTTGTTGACCAACCATACGATAAAATCGTACAACTGGCGCCTAGGTCATCTCCGCCTAGGTCTCTATGTCTCCATAGAGTTCAGAGCACCGCATCCAGTACAGCACGTTTCTGTAGTCAATATAGACTCAGGATTTAAACAGAAAGTGCAATATTGGTCTTCTCGCTTGCTGCGTTTACGGTCTAATTTAGTTGACTGAGTATCAGTCAATTTGATATCATCTTTGTCATTAAACATAGGTGACCTTATGAGTCAGGGTGAAAAACTCGCTTATCTTGCAGGTATTATTGATGGTGAAGGAAGTATTATGCTTTGGAAAGCAAAAGGCGATCCTTCTCTTAGAGGACAGTTTAATCTTAGAATTAACGTAACCTCTACTGATAAATGTCTTACAGATTGGCTTTATGAAAATTTTGGTGGACATCTTTATGAATGTAATGCACCAAGTCGTAAAGCTAATCCTCATTGGAAAAAACAATATATCTGGACAGTAGATCGACCATCTATTTTGCAATTTCTTAAAGATATCTATCCTTTTCTCATCATCAAAAAAACACGTTGCGAAGTGGCTATTAAATTTAGAGAAACTTTTGCAAAAAGGGAAAGAAATCTCAGTAATGAAACTTTTGATCTTCGTTTTAACCTTTATGAGCAAATGAAACATCTAAACACCCGTGGTTCCTAAAAAAGTTCCGCCTTGTTATCCTTCCACTATGCAGCGGTTAGGAACTCCAAGTCAATCAGAGAAGATTTTAATTCGGCACACATTTTACCGAATCGATCCATACCTTCAATACCGCTCATGAATTTATAAGCGTTATTTGTGTCTAGAGTCGTAGCTACAAGGCTAAAATCTGAGATGCCTAAATTCGTTGGGTTAAATCCGTTAGAACCACCACCTGCATTGATCTGCGAAGCCGCAGAAACAATGTAGTCTCGGAGGATCAAATCCTCAGCTTGTCTCATAGCAACAGCAAGTCTTTCAGATACCCAGGCTAATACGCCTTCTTGATCTTGTAAAATAACTTGTTCGTTGATGATACATCCGGTACCGAAGAACGCCATTTGAGCATCGATGATGTCTCTTTGTGGCACTTGTGCTGGAGGATCAATACCACTATTGCCGAGTTGGACAGTAGGTGGTTGTAGCGCTCTTGGGCGCATAAATCTGCATGTAGTTCCACCATTTGCAGGCATGGAAACTTTGTCACATACAGTGATGTAATTCATTGTTGGCGTAGGAACATAGAGCATCGCAGGCGCAAGCGACTGGAGAATCATTGGACCTAAATTGCCAGTAGTCGTAATAGACATAACAACCTATTGGTTGAAATGTTTGAGTCAGTTACAAGTTGTAACCGGCTGAATGATATGTGATCCGTGGACGATGCGTACTACGTCCGTTCTCTTTCATATCTGTCGAGGGATGCGAAATCCTCTAACGCGAAGTGTCAATAACGCTTGACTGGCGATAATCCTGATATTACAATTATTACTTTTATTGTAAAGTTTTTTTATTCCAGAATAGCTCAGCGGTAGAGCAGTGCACTGTTAATGCATTGGTCGTAGGTTCGAATCCTTCTTCTGGAGTTTTTCATTTATATTCTAAGTTGGCTCTTTAGTTGTTGCATTTTTTCATACGCCTGTTTTTGACCTGTATTGCTAAAATCTCCTACTTGAGAATAGGGAGCGGTAGAAACACCGGATGGCTGGTAATAGGGGCTTCTTCTATTTGCATCAACTTTTTCTTGAATCGAAGGCTCTTTCATAGCTGGTTTATGGATTCCTAAAGCTTTAATATTTTTATATACAAGCTTCTGTCGTTCAAATCCTTCTGGCATCTCTAAAATTGATTCTGCAAGTTCGGGGTCCATTTGAGCAAATTTCTCTGCGTGTTGCATTACATCGTAAAAATCAGGATTGCTCTTCATCCAGTTCTGTTTTCTTTCTTCCTTTAATGCTGTATTTACAGCCTTTTGTATCTCAGATTGCGTCTCTTGCTTCATTTGCTGGCCAAATTTAGCTTGCTCTTTACGTAGTCTCTTATGATCAATATAAGGCTCGGCATCTTCTTCATCGTCATTTTGTGGTTGTTGGCGCTGTTGAAGCTCGAGTGCTAACCGTTCTTTTTCTGCTCTTTCTGCGGCTAATTGTTGCTGGTATTTCTGTTCTAACGCTCGAAAGTTAAGCTCTTTATTGCTTGGCTGTGAAACTTGTTCTTGATTTTCTTGAGTTGTTGCTGACATATTATCCTTTGGGGTTAACGCTCCTCGGCGGTTGGATTGATCGCATTAAACATAAATTGAAATTTACAGGCAATATATGAATGAAAAAATTGAAACTCCCGTTCAATATATGATGGATTTAGACTGGAATAAAGAAATATTAGATCAAGCAAAAGCTTTTCTAATCGAATGGGATAAAAGAGATGCTAAATATTACAGAACACACAACTTTCGTTCTATGAACATCAAATTTGACAAGAAGGAAAGGGAACATTATAGAAACTGCATAAATTTTTGGGAAAAAAGGCCAGCTAATGAAATTAAATAGATTAGAAACCCATGACCGTTTGCAACATTTTGTTAAAGATCAAAGCCAAAATATATTCTTAGGGGCAGAACAATGTTTAAAAGACAATCCTTTGAGTCTTGCAATACAAGAAAAAAGTCCATACGTATATCTATTTGCACATCCTAGAACAGCTGATGATGGTGTTACTAAGGTAATGTATTGGGATCCAAGGCTATCTATACCAGAAGCACAAACGAATTCTTATCTTTTCAGAGCCATTTCCAAGACGGATACAATTGAGGTGATCTGGTTAATCCCTCCCCGCGAAATGTGGCCACAATATGACATGGGAAAAGTTACAGAAAGCAATGAAGTAGCATGGTCCATTAATCAATTTAAGCATAACAGAAAAGAATTAGAAAAATCTCATCCTGATGATCTTCCAGAAGAAAGAGCAAGATTGATTTTGAAAGCAATTGTGGATGAAAAACTTCAAGAGATTAGGTCTAAGCGAGTGATTTCGGCGGTTTCTTCAGAGCTTTCGGGGTCATAGAAGTGGCTCCCATGTAGTCATCTCTAATACGCCCTTGCTTCTGTTTAATTCCTGAGCCATAATAATCTCCCATTCCTATTTTGGAATTGGATGTATGCCACTCTTTAGTATGACGAAGCTTTTTCATCCTACTTCGTCTACTCTCATCGTTGTTGGTCTTCCAAAAGGCAATACATCAACCTTTTGCTTAGGATTACCAAAATGACCTACAGGCTGATTAATTCCAACCCCGTAGTGGGTTCCCGCATTAACGAAATTGCTAGAGCGTTGATCATATTGTGGACAACGAAAATCCCAAGGGGAGTTCTTCCCGTCTTTTGGCTTATCTTCTGGTCTTTGAGATTTAATGCGATCAGGATCAGCAAAACCTGATTTAGAATTTATTCGTTGGCTTGATGGCTTTTTCATTTGATTCCTTTTAAAATTGGCCTGAAGGACTCGAACCTTCTAATCCCCTACTTAGGCAGGTGCATCGTATATACTTCTGCTTAGACCAAAAAATTAATTTCTATATTGAGGCAATTTACCTTGATGGCCCTTGATCTTCTTAGTGCCTTCTACTTGAGCGGCTCTAATACGTTCAGTGGTATCTTCATATCTTGGCACGCTTCCAGCGCCTTCTGCTGAAGATTCATTCTTAGTTTTTGCACCCATTGGAAATACAGAGCCATTTGCTCCTTTTCCTGCCCAAAATGAATGGTCGTCTATTCTTTGACCACCAGAAATCACTCCAGATCCCATTTTTTGACTATCTGCCATATTTACCCCATTTGAGCCATTTGTGGCTCTTGTTGTTTAACCCCATTATTTTGATTTCCCATTATTTGTCTAAGGAATTCGTTTGAAAGGGCTGTTTGTTTTGCATCAATCTTTTCTCTGTCTTCACTTTGTTCTTGTTTGTAGTCAAAGCTATCTATTTCATTCATTTTTAGCATAGTTTCTACTTCACCGTATTTCGCGATGACGTCCACCATTTTCTCCAGAGCCTCCATTTTGGCTTTTGTGGCCATAGCACGGTTATGAGTAATCTCGGATAAACGCTCTTCAAATAGGCCAATATCCGCTTCCGCTCTGCCATGTCTCTCTCTTGCCGTGGCCAAATTCGCAGCAGCTTTAGACATAAGTTCTTGCAATTTCGCATGCTCAAATGCATGTTGAGTATTCTGTACTTCATTTTGCATTGCCGCTTGCTGTTGTTCTTGTTGCTGCAATATTTGAATAATCTCTGCTTTTCCTGCAATATTGAGCTTAGGAATGATCTGTGAAGGAGTAAAGACTTCTCTTTGAAACCGCTCGTTAACCTCAAACATCTGTTGAGCTTGTAGGTTTTGTTGAGTAGGTGTCAAGTCTGATTCTTCAACAAGTACTTGATATTTCGAGAAAACTTTTGAATAGAAATGAGGAGAAGGCTCTTCACCAATATACAAGGCAACTTTTTCAGCATTCCAATTATTTAAAGGAATCTGTAAAATCTTATCGCCAAGCAGTCTATCTGAGAAATCCCATTGATCAAAGTATTTTTGGAATACCATTAGATTGGCTGCTTGCTTCATAAGCATTGTGAGACTGCTTATTTGCTTATCATCTTGACCTGACCAATTCTCCAAGTTAATTCCTGAGGTATTGTAGATCAGGTCAATCATTTGTTGAGCAAGAGCAAGATCAGATTCAGGAACAGCGCTAGGTATAATCTTCTCGCAATCAGTGAGTTCATATCCTTCATTGATGATGACATCCCATCCTTGGCCTGCTTTCTTGAGATTGTCTTCATTTGCAACAGCTCCAATCTTTCGTTTCCATCCAGCATTAATCGTTGCTACTGCGATATCGTTGTTGTTGATGATCTTATGGTTTGCTAAGAACTGGGGCGACCTCATTGGGTATACGAGTGACCTTACACGCAAGTCAAAATAGTTAATGTGAGGGTCATAATTCCAAAAATAAGGAACAAAAGGACAAGAATCAAATCCAAGTGGATTATCACCTTGAAACATCAATTGATCATTTAGAACCGTTGCCAGTTTCCAACATGGCACTTCAACTGTTACAGGCTCCATATCAGGGATGTTATATAGGATTGCCTCGAGTTGACCATCACCACCAGCATAATCAAAGAATTGATTGCGCTTGCGGCTATAGAGGCGTTTTTTCTTTCGTTTCCATCTGTACCAAATATAGGACAAAACCATTAAATCATTACGTGCCATGTTGTAATTTTCGGGAAGAAAATAAAACGAACCATAGCGTTGTGGGCTTCCAGACATTGGGCTGATAGCATTTACTTTTCCAGGGAATCTTGATTCTGCTTCATGTTTTGAAATATATTCTTGGCACCAGACAAACTGAGCGTCAGACATATCGGGATTTCTAAAGTATGGATCTACTAGGAAAGAGTTATATTCCCAGATTTTAAGTTTTAATTCCCCTTGCGCTTGATCTTCCCCAGTATAATCAAGATAAGGTTGCGCAAGTACCATGCCAGATATCGCAGCAAGTTCTTTAGCTTTAGACTTTTGTTCATGAATTGATCCTGCGTTAGCAATATGGGTGATTAAACGATTATATTGGTCAGTTGTATGAGGATCGGCGCCCTCACAAGGAATGTAATTAAAATTCTTGCGATGCTGTCTTTCATACCCTGTCACCATATTGATGGGTTGCTGGACTAGATTGAAATAATATTTATTAAATGATGAAGTGTTGTTGAAGTTGAAATGACGATTGACGAACGATTGCTCTCCAGCGTAAAAGAGTGTATCAATATTGGCTTGATTCCATCTTGATTGTTCTATTGGCTGAAATCTTGTGTAAAGATTATCCATCCATTGTCTAACATTTCCTTGATTGGGTTCAAGATTGTTATTCCAGGGTGCATTGTAGAAAGTAATAGATGCCTCCAATAGCCGATTTCATAGCTATTCGAGACTGTAAAGGAATTATTTAATTAGATCAATAAAGTATCATCTTGAAAATCTATCCCTTGAATACTGATTAGGATTGTGCGCATAAGGATTATATACGTTAACTTTATGAGAATTTAAACAATAGCGTAAAGCATCAACAGCATGGTCTCCACTCTTAACAGGAGCATCTTCGCCTTGTTGGCTTTTCTTTGTATCCCAAACATAACCCTCAATTTCCCTGATTAGATTAATGCATTCTTTCATTACAAACAAGTTTCCTTTAGCCATCTCGCTCGTCATAACTTGAATGCCATTTGTCACGTCGTTATCAGCTGGAATCACATGCAGGCCTTTCCGCTGAAGTTCTAGTTTCATTGCAGCAGCACTAGGATCAATGTAGATCCCTTTAACTGCATAAGGCTCTAAGAATTCCTCAACATCTCTTGCATATTCGCTGTTAGTCTTTTGTCTACCAGTTTGCTTGCTGTTCCAATAATATTCTTTTTCAACCCACAAACATTTCCCTGTCTGTGTATATTGCCCTGTGGACACACCAATTAGCACACAAGCAAAGGCATTGCTAGTTCCGAAATCAATACCAGCGATCCAATACTCAGCTGATCTTGGTGGCTTGGGAACAACATGAATAGATCTATCAAAGAAATCGAAGATAGCACCTTCAGCTAAACACCATAGACCTAGGTAATTTCTCTTGTAAAAAAGACCCGAAAGACTGTTCTTAATCCTTTGTTTATATGGCTCATCGACAAATGGATTGTCATCGAGGGTGAATTGTAGACTATAGTAATTATCATCTCCATCCTCTGCCATGTCTATCCACTTCTTGATCTTATGTCCTGGATGCGAAGGGTTCATGCTTGCAAAACCCATGCTATGAGGATTGCTCAAACGAGTGTCGATCATATCCACAATGGACTCAGGATATAATGTCATTTCATCGCAGTAAACTAAAGACATCGTTTTCCCTTGAAATTGCCCAATAGCCCCTTCATCTTTCGCTCCTAATGTTGATATAGTTTTATCCCGAAACTTCAGCTGTCTTTTACCTGCGTACCATGTACAGAATGGTCTAAATACATCGAATTGAGAGGATTCAAGCAATAGGCGTATAGCATTTTGATATATCGTTTCTGAGCTATGTCCCACCATGAATATTTGGCTGTCTGGGCAGTCGTTTGCTGCTTGCATAAAACGGAAAAGAGTTCCTACAGTCTTACCTGAACGCACGGAGCCATGAGCAAGATTCCAATGCCTTGTGCTTTCGTTGATAAATTGTATTTGCTTTGGAGCAAGAAGATCTGCCATACTTTACGAATATGTCTGATGATGAATTTCTAGTTCCACTAAAACCTTGTCCTTGGTGCAAACAAACTCCAGACATGTGGTTGCCATTAGAAGGAATGGGAAATACTAATGGAACATGGTCTTGGCATATTCATTGTACAAATTGGTTTTGCAAAATGAAGCCAAAATCTCCTTCAGTGTCTATAAGAAAAACAACAAAAAAGTCATATGAAGGAATACGTCGAAAGCTTATTGAATTGCTTATGATATGGAATGAAGGAAACGAATTGATTGCATATGAGGGAAAGTTGATCGATATAGATAAAATTATCAAAGAAGGATTATGAAAAATAGAGCTAAATGCAAACTTTGCCAATCCATCATCGAAAGTTTTCATGATACTGATTATGTTGAATGCAAATGCGGTAATATATCAGTTTCGGGAGGATTAAAGATGGAATGTGCAGCTCTAGATTGGAATAACTTTTTACGCGTGGATGATCAGGGAAATGAGATCATTGTTACTGTGAAAGGAGAAGATGTAAAGCCGTTTTACAATGAGACTTTAACTCGGGAAGATAAAATAAAAATGCTCGATGAAATGATAAAGAATTATGAGAATCTTCCCACAAATGCTCTTCAAGCTCCCATAACGGGCTATGATTTTACTTCAGCTTTACTTTTGCTTTCTTCAATTTTAAAGTCTTGATTCTTTTTCATTAAAGACATCAATTCGTTGTACTTTTCTAATACTTCTGGATTGTGATTTTCTTCCTGAACGAATTTTAAGAGATATTCAAATTTAGCAGTTTCCATTCTTTCTTCTTTCAAGAATCTATCATATACAGCCGCATTTAGATCGTAGGCTTTAACGTGGAGCATGTCATTAGTTAAAAGTCTCTCTCTTCTCTCTCCTAAAAACGCCTTAGCTATTTCAAACGCTTCACGAAAAAATGCATCTTCTTTTGACCAATCGGAAAGTTTAGTTGGAGCAATTAATTTAGTTGCACAAAACCCATTTAAATTTATGCTGTCGTCTTGTTGGGCCCAAATTATAAGATCTTTTGCAATTTGTTCTCTGTCGTGCTCTCTTAAACGTCCAGAAACCATTATTTTACCTCCATTGAGATTTTAATTCTTATATCATCAGGTTCATCATTGAATTGCTTTAAAGCTTGTTCAATGAATCCTTTGATTATTGGATCTTCTTCATGCACGGTGTAAATGTCGTAAACTAAATGTTTAGTAGTTTGACGTTTTTCTTCATTTTTTACAACCACGGTTATTTCTGAAAGCATAAGTTCTCCTACATGTTGATCTTAAAGTATTTTATTTATAGAAAAAAGAGAAGGAAAAGGTTGAATTTTGGGATTGTTTTGGGTATAATTTAGACAAAATTTATAGGAAACGAAAAATGGAATGGTTCAAAAAACACGTAGATACAGTCATAATTCTTGGAGCCTTTGGTGCTTCATTACTTTGGATGAATGGAAAGTTTAGCGATATAGACAAGAAGTTCTATGAGATGCATGAACAGATCACAGTGATCAAAACTGTCCTATTGATGAAAAATATATTGCCCTCAGAATTGGCTAAACATGAGGAAGATAAATAATGAACAATCCATTAAAATATATTCCTTTTTATTTCATTTTATTTATTTTAGTGTTGACTTTAATTTGCACAATGGGAATGTATTTTGATTACACCTATAAGATGAAAAAACTTGAGATGATTAGCCAAGGAAAAATAAAGATGGAAATAGAAAAAATTTAAATGAATGTATATGTTATTTTCTTAGTGTCACACACAATGAGGGAAATGATGGGGGTTTATTCATCTTTCGAAAAAGCACAAGAAGCTATAAACATTTTTAAAAAAAAACTTTCTGGCACTTCAAACGCAAGACTTTTTATCATTGAACAAGAAGTCCAATAGAATTTATTGATAATTTATGACGGAAGACACCAACGGCGAGAAGAGGAAGCTCTTAAAGAATCGATGGCTATGCATTGAATGCTACAAGAAGAAATATAATCCACCTGAAAACTTTGATTTTAGAAAGCTAGGAATCTTACAAATCAAGTGCGACAAATGCCTCGCCATTCCTGTCATGTTTATGGAAAAGTAAACTCATTTCTTTAATTGATATTCTTTAAAAGCTTCACTCAATATTTTCATCTTCAATCACTCTTTCCCCAATGGATATTTTCAGCTGATTAAGTTGATCCTGACAAACTTGCCAAATATATTCAAAGCTTACAGGAGAATCCGTTGTATAAGAAGAATCGCATAGAGATTGAATTTGTATTAGAGTTTTATAACATTGAAGTTCGTGTGGTGTCATTAGCATCTATGCCCGTCGTTTTCTTTTCTTTCAGCCTCTTCCATTAAGATTACCAAACGATTTTGCAAAGATACCATATTCGCACCAGCAAGAAACATCTTTCCTTCGCCAATTAGGTTATGAATCATCGTTATTTCGTTTATAATTTCAAGAATTGTTTTTGAGTTCATTTTATTCACTCCTTTTTTCTTCTTCCAATTCGTATGTAAAAAAAACATGGTTCTCAACCATAAGATTATCGGGGTAATGCGCCATATGAGCACCATATTTTTTCTCGGCATTTTCAATTGCAGAAATAATCTCTTTGTAAGCAATTTTTGCCAACTGTAGATTTTCTTCTCTAGTCTTCTTCATCTTGAACTGATTCCTTTTTTATTCTTAACCCCAATCCATAATAAGTTTCTTCGAGATCCTCAATTTTGTATTTAATTTTTTGTTGATCTAGAAAAGATTTCAGAAGTATCGTGTCTTGACAAAATTTTACCCCTAAAGTTGCATCTTTAGCTGAAGGCGCCCCATATTCAATAGGCCTATAAATCATTTCATCATTCATCTTGACCTAAATTCCTTTTTTCGATTTATAACCGCACATTGGACAAAAATTAACCTGGGATCCATATTCACCATTCGACACAAATAAATAGCCGTCTTCATCTTCTTGGCAATCATCAATAGCAGGTCCATATAAGTGCGATTTTTCAGGAATTTTACAATAATGAAAATTCTTATAGTTTTGAAGTGTGCTGTTAGGTTCCTTTCTGTAATCTTCTCTTGTCATAAAATCCAATTTAGTATCTCTTTTGATGAGTTCTCTAATTCAACGTCTGATAATGGTAACTATGTTTTTTTCCAGGTGTACGATATTGTCGTACAATTGCCTGTGGGCCACTGTTTGAAGTTTGAACAAAACACGTACGAGTTATGAACATTTTTCAACTAAGTTTTATACGTCTATTATACAGTTTCTTTCCAACTTCAGGTGATGGGACCCAATCTATTGGGGGTTTTGGTATTTCCATCCAAAATCTAATATTGCATCTCTTCACTATTTCTCTTGATCTCCAACCAAATTTATTGCCTTGATATACTCTAGAATTTTCCTGCCAAAGACAATAGTCGGATTTCAATCTTCCATTTATTTCAATGGCTACCCAATATTTTCCTTCTTTTTCTGGTAATCTATCTTTGACGCTGATCCACTCCATCAATCACCTATTGCTATCTTCTTTTTCTTGCTTAGGGCAATCATATACTGGAGTTTCAGGAATAGGAATATACACAGGTTGTTGTATAGGGGGTATTGGATTCATCGGCCAGTTGCATTCACCGCACATTATTCAATTTTAAAGTAAATCTTCCAACCAACCCACAGAATATTTATCAATAACCCAACTATGAGTCCTAAAGCGAAATCCATCTTTCACGTTCCTTTAATTTTCTATTTTTGGAGATTGTAGGAATCGAACCTACATCCTACATAACAAAAAGCTGTTGGCCAATCGAATTCACCGCACATCATTTCCCCTTATTTATCCTTAAGTTTACTTGCCCAATCTGTTCAATATCTTGTAGAGTATTCACCCGAAAAGAATACTTTTCTCCAGACTTGTGCAATTTATCGACTCTCTTAAACAGGTCTTTTTTGATATATGTGCATTCACATTTAGGACATACCCAAAAGTCTCTATTCTTGATCTCAAAATGTGAACATTCCATTATTCATCCTTAGGCGGTTTCGGTAATGGCATCCAGTGTGTAACACAGTCAATTGGAGGAGAAGGGGGACCATAAAATTCAGGTTTTCCGTCGTCATTATCATACCAATATTCCATGACATCCATATATTCATCATGATAATAAACAAGAACCTTAGTAACTTTTTCCGGCAACATTTCCTTAACGCTAATCCAATCCATCATTCACCTCCTCGCTCATACTTCCTCAATATCATCTCAGCTTCCTTAAAGCTTACATGGTATTTGTATTGAATCCAAGGAGCAGATACACGACCGAATTTCTTCTTGATTTCATTAAATTTTTTTTTCATTGGCTTTGTCATTTCCATCAGCTTTTTTCCAATTCCGGTCCATCAATAAATGCCCATAAATGCTCGTCTTTTATCTCTCTTGTTATTACGCAAGCGGAATCCTCGTTAGAAATAAGAGGGTTTACCCATAAATCATGCTCACGATGGCAAGAAGCTACAAAATAACTCCAAGCCTCTTCTTCTTCATCAAATTCAGCGACTAAAACATCTTCGTTAAATTGACTCCCATTAATCTTAGGTAATCCATTCCTAACGCTATTCCACTCCATCACATTGCCTTTTTCTTGCGTTTTTCCATTTGTTTTTTTTCAAAGTCTTTCTGTGCCTTTTCTGGGTCATAATCACGAGGCTTCCCGATTCTTCTTGCTTCTCTCAAAACTGTGCTTTTTGGACGGCCCACGAATTCACCCATTTGACCATAAGACATATCCATGTCGATTGCCTCTTTAATCTTTCTTCTCTCCTCAATTGTGAGAGGGTTTTTCACTTGCCATTTACAAATCATGTGCGTAATTTAAAACACCTTTGACTTAAATATTTTGTTTTCATAATGTGAGGCCGACCTCCTTTTAGTTTAGCTATGGTGAATACTGGGCGTTGGTGAATAATCAACGCTCTTTTTTTTCTTCCAAAGATTCAATTTCTTTTAAAACGTTTTTCCCATGCTTAGAAATGTGCTCGTATGTTTCTTTCCCTGGCCTATCAGGAAATAATCGTTCTAAAAACTCTATCATTTGAGGATGGACTTCATTTTTCATCGTAGACCTCCACTCTGATTTTATTTTCTTTTACTTCTCCCTTTTCTTGGTCAAATTCCCATTTGAAAAGGGAGCTATCGTCTGCCCTTCCAGCCCTTTTCCCGGGAATGAGAATATCTGCAATTGCATCTTTTACCCATTTGAAGGCCATAGGTAAATTATCGTCAGAGTCCAATTTCCTAGGAGAAATTCTAATCAATTTTATCGTCAGTGGCATATCCCTGTAAAGCGATAAATTTGACATCATGTAGGCAACAATTCTTTTCTGATTCTTATGTCTCTTATGCCCTTTCGTCCAATGCTCGAAGGTGTTAGCCTCACTCACAACTTTGATAGGAAGAGTAAAAGAGATAAGGAGCATATTTACGAGCCTTTTGTCCTTAGAATATAATCTTCAAGAGCATCCAGAATTGACTTTTTAAATTGTTCGTTCATTTTCAGATCTTCATACCCACAGCAGGGGAAATATTTCATTCTGTCTTCTTTTTGTGTTTTTTGACATGGCACCGCAATCCATTTGGTATTGTTATCTCTGTTCTTAAAAAAAACTAGGTTGTAAATGCAAAAATTCCCCCATTTTTCTAGTCGAATGGAAAAATTGGCCGCAATCATTCCGCTGTTGACTTCTTTGAAGTTGAATATCTCGATCATTTAGGGTTTCCTCGTTTTTAACGCGTTATGTTTTTTTAGCCTATTTGAGTCCAATCAAGTCAATTTAATCGATCCTGGGGCTTTTAATCGCTGTTTTTGATATCTCTAATATTGTTTAAAAGCCAATACATTCCTTGACAAAGCATTTGGTATGTAACTGCTTCATTTTTTTTTATATTTTTCTCGCATGTGGCTGTCATTTCTATGCAAAAATAACAAGTAGTGATTTTTTCACCATCTTTTTGATACTCAAAAAAATCGTCGTATTTATCATCGCCCAAATAACCACACTTATCACAACTTTTTGATTTACTCATTTTCCCAATATCTCCTATTCAATGTTTCCCTAAAATAACCCCAACGATTATGAATTTTTTTACCGCTAGATTTGTTTATCTTTTCTTGCTTAAGCACATATTCGCAAGCTAATCTTATGTCCTCACTCGTAAACTTTGAGGCAATATCAAAAGCGGCTTTTTCACTACACTTCTCCTTTAACATCCAGTCATAAGATCTTTGTTTATCAGGAGACCAAGACAATTTTCCTTTTTTCTTTAAAAGACAAACAGGAGCGGCGTCAGCCGTGGGTTGTTGTTTCTTAAACAATGGGTTCTTAGAACATGGGTTGTTATTACGTTCGCTCAGCGAACGACTGCCCTGGATCACCTGATCGCCATGCGAACAACTGGTATCCACCTGATCGCCATGCGAACAACTGGTGTCTTCATGAACAGATTCGTCAACAGATTCTTGTTTGCCATATTTTTTTTGATATTTTAAGGTGGACATAAAAGCATTATTATATCTCCAAATATCCAGGATTGTTCTTGTATAATATTTAACACCATAGATATGCCCGTTATCTAATGTTTTTTTCATCTTTCTTTCCGTAATGATTATGAGAGGTTTTCCTTCCAATTGATCCATTGGCATCAATAGTTCCTGAGTGGCTTCAGACACCTTGCTTTTTGAGCATCCAATTTTTTCAGCGAGAACTTGGGATGAATTCCAGCATTTACCATCATCGTTTGCAATCATACGTATGATCCTATAAAGCTCCTTAGCGTATACTGAAAGCCTTTTTGTTGTTTTTTTTCCTTTTATAACAATGGTATATGTTAAATGGTCAATGATGTTTGGGATCTGCGTAAAATATCTAGCTTCCGTATTTTGGAATTGTTCTGCGTATAGTTCAGATGGTGAAATATTTTTTGACATTAATTTTCTGCCTTTTTTGTTGCAGAAAAATAAGGAGAAATCTTATAGTGTAAGGCATAAGTCTTTCTTATTTTTCTGGCTGAAGAATCTCCGCAAAAAGTATTCTCAGCTGATGTTTATGTTAAGGACCCTTATTTGGGTTAGTTTCTATTGTATTCCTTCACAATTAAATGAAGTCTCCCCACGGCGGGGAGGCTTCACTTTAAGAAAATCAAAAATAAAATCCCACTAATTTCTAAAAAAATCTCTCATCTTAACTGGATTCTTCTGGAGGGATTAAGTCCTGGATCTTAACTTTTCCCCCTGAAAAACGTTGAATTTTTAATGCAACACGAGCAGATAAATCTCGTTTCCTTTTCATTGCATCTCTAATCGTAAGACGAGCCACACCTAACTCTTTGGATAATGTAGCCGCATTCCATCTATTTTCTTTCATCCACTCTTCAAGATACATATTTTTATACCCCACGAATATTTTCGTTGCGTTAAATGCAACATTGTTATATATTATGGATATAACGATAACGCATAAACCGAGTTGTCGTCAAGGAGATTTTTATGAGTGAAGATGTGAGTGGCGTTTTAGAGGTAACAGGAGGGATATTTTGCATGATTGCATTTTATTTTTTTACTGCATTAGTAGGAGGTGCGTAATGGATTTAGACAAAGAATATGAAGATTGGGAAAGAGAAGAACTAGACGAAATGGATCTAGAAGATTTGTTTGATTGCTTAATGGAAGAAAAAAAATGTGGAGGTGCCTAATGGCTTTTTTAACACCAGAACAAATGGTCAATGAATATTTGATGGAAGAATCTAAAAGATATGCTAAACAGCAGTTTGTCGAAGATGAGATGAGCCGACATAAAACTGAAGCTGTAAAGCGGTTTTACATTGTCGCTCATCCCAGCTACGCCGAACAAGTTGCAGTAACAACAGCATTCGGATACAACAACAACTTAAGTGAGTCCGAAAAGATAGTAGACCGACTTTGCTTAAATGACAAGCATATTGCGGCTTTACTCGACGACGAAGAGATGATGAATCAAATAATGTTCCAAGAGAAACTTGAAGAGAAAATGTATGCAGAATGCTATTAAACCAGGCTACTTGAGGGTGACGGATATTCTGTCTCCTTTTTCGGGTCTATCAAAAATAGATCCTTTGATTTTGCAAAATGCAGCTGATAGGGGAAAGTTGGTTCATGAAATCATTGAAGGCATAGAACAAGGATTTCCTGAAGAGGAAACGCCTGATCATGTTTTTGGATATCTAGAATCTTATGAAAAGTGGGCAGTTGGTAAGGATTTCTTACCAACTCCCAAGAGATTCTACGAGACTGAATTGATGATTACAGGACTTGTAGATGCCATTTATCAAGATGGTGATGATCTTGTTCTTGTGGATTACAAGACACCTGCAAGAGAGAGCAAAACGTGGGCGATGCAAGCATCTGCATATTCGTGCATGTGCAAAAAAAACGGCTACAATATATCGAGGATTGAATTTGTCAAACTCGATAAAACGGGTAAAGCCCCAAAAGTATTTAACTACCTCGAGGACATGGACATGTTTCGTAAAATCCTTGAGTGCTACCGATATTTCTTTAAAGAAGAAAACCAAGAAAATGACCTGGACTATTTGTAAAAAACCCACTCACATGAATGAGTGGGCCCATAACCTATATTAAAGGAAAATACCATGAATAATGAACTTACACAATTGTCATTATGCGAGTTTCCACCAGAAAAACTCAAGCTTTTAAAAGATACTGTATGCAAAGGAGCTACAGACAATGAGTTTCAGCTATTTATACATGTCTGTATAAAAACTGGCTTAGACCCATTTATGAAGCAGATCTACTCTATTCCTAGAGGTGGACAAAGAACTATACAAACCTCTATTGACGGATTTAGATTGATAGCTGAAAGAACGAATAAATATTCGCCAGGTAAAGAGCCGACTTATGTTTATGACTCAAATGGCAAACTGATTTCCGCAACTGCTACAGTAAAGAAAATGACGTCTGACGGCACATGGCATGACATTTCCGCAACTGCATTCAATGATGAATACAACGGTAAAAATACATTCTGGAACAAGATGCCTCATCTAATGCTAGCCAAATGCGCAGAATGTCTTGCATTGCGTAGAGCTTTTCCTGCTGAAATGTCTGGTGTTTATTCCGATGATGAAATGGCCCAAGCAAAAAAGCCTGATGAAATAAAAGAAGAGCAAGCGCAAATCATTGAAATTGATCCAAAGGTTTTAGAAGAACAAAAAGAAAAGATGAAGAAGGATTTCGAATCTTACGCTCAATTTTTCGATGAAGCCGATCAGCCTTTGATTATAGAATATCTTTTTGCTTACGCGGAACGTAGAAATAAGACCGCTGATGAGACTATGGAGAGATTTAAGGATGATAAAGAGTTTCTGCAATACTTCAACGTCTGGAAAAGTAAGAGGGTTGCCAATGAATCAGGAACATAATGCTATTTCAATAGGTTTTAAGCTAGGTCAGGGGGTATCATCCCTGACGCGTATCTTTGTTTCTTTGCGGATATACAAAGGCGAAAAGAAAGATGAAGTGATCTCAAGAGTACTTGGAGAGCTTGAAGAAGTGATCAATAAATTAACGGTTTGAAAATATCCCCTAGGTAATACTAGGGGAACATTTTAAGGAAGCATTAACTTAGCGTTAATATCGGCTATATCTTTCGATGTTAGATCGCCTACTTCTTTTGCGCTTCCTTGAGTTCTTGTTTGAACAATATTCACCGTACAAGCATAGAGGGTCATGCCGATGAAAAGCATAAATCCAGTAACAAATAATGATGCATAAATAACGGCTTTCATATTGCAATCCTTTTTTTTGCAATCTCGCAATATTCGGGATTAAGTTCAATGCCTATTGAACGGATTCCTAATTCTTTTGCAGCGATTAACGTGCTGCCTGAACCACAGAAGGGATCAAGCAATAATGGATCGTTTGGAGGGGCTAAAAGCTTGATTATATAGCGCATAAGGGAAATGGGTTTGACTGTTGGATGTTTGTTATCAACGCCTCGTTCTTTAGTAGAAGCCTTTGCGCAATAGAAAAAGCGGGATTTTTCACCTAATTGTTCAGAACTTTCTTCATCCAGTATTAGATTTGCGGGCCATCGGCCATTTGTGCTTCCATAGATCTTTTTTTCTGCATTTTCATGATAAGGCCTTTTATAACCCTCATTGACACTACTTGCATGACCTAAGCATTCACGAGTTAAATCTTCATTTGTTTGAATCCTACTCTCATCAATATTAATCCCTGCTAGTCCCCATTTCTCCGCATTCTGAGCAAAAGTACCATCGCATGGTTTCATTGCTAAAATTATAGGTTCATAGGCTGGTTTTAAGGCTGTTCCATATCCAGAAAAAACTTTAGCTAACTCTAGTGAGGGAGAAGTTATTTTTCTTTCTTTTAAATAATTTTTTCTTCCGCAAGAGACAATACCACTTGGCGAATGATTTCTCATTTCTATATCAATAATCTCTCTTTCTGCCTCTTCAATTATTTCATCAAATTCATTTGGAATAGGAATTATTTTTTTTAATTTGTAATACAACTCTTTCGTTGGAAATCTTGGTTGTTCATTTTGCCATGATCTGTAATGCGAAGAAGTTGCGCCTTTAGAAGATAGACCTAAGTATTCATCAATTTGTAAGTTTGTAAAATTATTTATTTTGCACAATTCATCAAAACATTTACAAAATTTAATTACATTTCTTTTTTTTCCATTGTCTTTATCTATTGATTTTCCTATATCATGATTTTTAGGAAATCCTGACCCATAAATCCACATCATACAATCTCTAATTTCCCATCCGCCTCCTTCAATTGCACACATAAGATGATGATGAGTTCTACTTCCTCCAAAGGCTGCAAGCATGGCTCCAGGTTTACAAACTCTCAAAGCCTCTGCCCATATTTCAATTCCTGGAATGCGACCATCCCAATCTTTTCCCATAAAATGAAGGCCATAAGGAGGATCGGTAACAACGAAATCAATGGAATTATCTTCCATCGACCTCATGACTTCAAGACAATCGCCTTGTATAACTGTCATTTTTTCTTTTTGCTGACGCCAGCCTCACTCATTGCGATGGCAATTTTTTGCTTGGGATTTGTGACTATCGGGCCTTCTTTACTACCAGAGTGTAATTTGCCCTCTTTCCCTTCCTTCATGACTTTTTTAATCTTTTCTTTTTGCTTGCGAGTTTCTTTCATATTTCCCCCTTGGTTATTGCCCCTCATAAACAAAAAATTATTTTGCTAGCAATCAATTTTTCTCTTCTTTAGAATGTATCACCAAACGGGTGATAGAATGGCGTATGCAATACAATTAGAACTTTTTGAATCCAATGATGAATTATCACTAACAAAGCGTGAACTTGATTTGGTTAAAAAAGAGCTTGCAAATGTACGCAGGGGTGTTTTTTATAGACTTAACGCTCTCAGAGAAGAATTTGAAAATAAATTCAACAAACAACAAGATGAACTTGATGTTATTAAGTCTAAGATGCATCCAAAAGCGGAAATGTTAGGTTTCCCAACATCCAAAAGGAGAAAATCATGCTAATGCAACAAGTTTTTGTTAAGAAAGGTAACATTAGTCGGATCGTATTTACTGACGACCATCCAACGATTAAGGAAGGCAATCAAATTAAATTCAAGGATGAAAATGATTTTTGGGATATAATGATGGTATTTCCAAGAAAGATCCACAAAGTGGAAATTAATCATTCTTGGGATATCTGAAAATGTTAGATTTCCCAACACAAAATAAGAGTAAAAAGTGTTAGAAAATCTAACTAAAAAGCTATTTTTTCTTCTTTTCCATCATTTTCTTTCCATACGCACAGGTCTTATCTCTTTCATGATCTTCTCTAGCTAAGCTCTTAATTTCCTTGCCGACTTTCTTGGCGTCTTTCTTAACGTCTTTTCCGATTTTTTTAATTTTCTTATCCATCTTTGCTTTCCGGTGGTTTGTCTGTTAATGCTTGAATTAATGCACCTCTTGTGCCTGCATGGTCAAATTCTATAAGAGGATCGACGAGTATCTCAAAACCTGCTTCTCTGACACGTCGAGAAAACACATAGTCCTCTCCCCAAAACTCACCGTCTACCACTTCAGTATTAAATAGGCAATGCCCATTTTCATTTTTGAAGTCTTTGTGTTTTGGCTCAAAATAGAGATGTGAAAAATGTGCCGTCATGCGCTCAATTACATGTCTTTTAATCAACATGAATCCAGCAGGGATATAATTCATTTTAAGCAGATTTTTTTCTGTCATATCGATTGATTTGTTTTCCAGATATACAGGACGGAAAAGGAAAGTGTTTTTTTCTCCCCTTGCAGGATAAAGTCCTGCGACAAAATCAACATCATGATCTAGCATCGCTTTAACGGCTCCAGCCGGCCATCCAAGATCTGAGTCGATGCAAAGCATATGCGTGCAATCAGAGGCTAGAAAAGCCTTGTTTAAGCGGTTTCTTTCAGCCACTAGAAGAGATCCAGATGTGTTAATACCTATCTGGACGCCAATTCCATGACTTGAAAGCAATGTATGTGTCTCTGCAAGAGCTACTGCATATTGAACGTGGACACGACCGTCAAAGGCAGGTGTAGCAATAAAAACTTTCATAGGGCTTTGATATACAATCCGCGTTTAAAATTGCTAGGAAATTCCGTTGTGATCGCACCATTTGTATTGGCATCTGTTGGCACTACGAATTGAGTAGAAGAGTTATAAGCATAGTTTGTGTTGGATGTTTCTATAACTCCTGCGACTCCGCCTGCTGCAAATCTTGTGCCTCCTACAGCCATTGCGAATAGAGTAGATGTAGTGGCTCCAGGGGCAAGATTCCAGGTAATAGAATCAGTGCTTGTAATAATCGCTCCGGTATTTCCGGCCCCTACATATATGCTATTTCCATATGCTAATCCGTTAATAGGTGAAGTGGTTGGATCGGTTCTTACTGTGAAGGTTTTTCCGTCGGTACTTGTTCCGAGTCCTGCTGGGTTCGTTCCATATACAAAATTTGCACCGTAAACTAACGAAGAAATCCCAGATGTGGTGTTGCTTCCTTGGTTTATAGTCCAGGTTATAGCATTGGTGGAGGTCAAAACACCTGCCGTTGTAGTTGCGTAATAGGTTGTCCCTTGATAGGTTAGTCCTGTGATTGAAGAAGTAGTTCCAGAGGTTCTGGTAGTCCACGTAATTCCGTCGGCACTAGAAGATATACCCCCTGCTTGAGTTCCATACACATATATGCCATTTCCGTATGTTAAAGCTAAAATAATGCTAGTAGTTCCGGAAGTTCTTGCAGTCCAAGTTGTGCCATCCGTGCTAGTTGCTAAGGCTCCTCCTACGCCGCCATATAAATGAAGACCACCACCAAATGTCAAGGCATGAAGTATAGACGTGGTATTTGAAGTTCTTACCGTCCATGTAATGGCGTCGGTAGATGACGCTACTACCCCCCCCACTCCTGCATAAACATAGGCAGTTCCATACACAAGCGCATTGATTTGAGATGCAGTATTTGAGGTCCTCGCCGTCCATGTAGTCCCGTCAGTCGATGTTCCAAGTCCTCCGCCAGCGGTTCCATATACATGTAAAGCATTGCCAAAGGTTAGAGATTTTACTGCGCTTCCAGTATTGGAGGTTCTAGCAGTCCAGGTGATAGCGTCTGTCGATGATGCTATAAGACCACCTGTACCTCCATAAACATAAGCGGTTCCGTAAGTAACCGCGTCAATATTACTTGTCGTTCCTGAGGTTCTTGCGGTCCAGGTCAATGCGTCGGTCGATGTAGATATTATTCCTCCAGCAGCACTCCCTAAAAACAGATTATTTCCAAATGCAAAGGGCGTCTGACTTCCGCTTCCTGTTCCGATACTAGGATTTCTTGTATTCCAAGTTGTGCCGTCTGTGCTTGTAAGAATTCCCCCATTACCACATCCCATGACATAAACACTATTTCCGTAAGCTAATGCTGTACATGCCTGTATCGTGGGCGTGGCCCTTGCAGTCCAGGTGATGGCATCCGTCGAGCTTGAAATTGCTCCATTTGTTACTCCGTATACATATACCGTGCCGTAAGTTAAACAAAGAATACTTTGAGCGACCCCTGAGGTTCTGGATGTCCAAGTGGCACCGTCCAAACTTGTCGCAAGTGCTCCTCCAACGCCCGCATAAACATAAAGAGAATTTCCAAATGTCAAAGAATTAATCGAGCTTGTAGTGCCACTGGTTTGAGTTGACCACGTGATCCCGTCAGTACTTGTAATAAGTACACCACCATTTCCACCTGCGACAAATACAGTACCATATGTCATAGAGAGTAAAGTGCTTGTTGTTCCGCTAGTTCGTAATGTCCAAACCGTTCCACCTGGATCAAGCAAACCCAGTCTTGTAAATAAAGTGGGATATGTCGCCTGAGAATATGTCGAACCGTCACATAGAAGCCAATTTTGAGAGAGATAAGCACCCCCAGCTGAGTTTGCGAAATATTGCAAAGCTCCGACTGGAATTGCATTTAGATCATTGTAAGCCATGTTTTCTCCTCAAAATTTGTTCCATTCGGTGCCATTATAGACGATATCGACTGCCCCATAAGCATTATTGATTACATAAGAAGCCACACCATCGATGTTTTTTCCGCTAGGAGTGATTGTAATATTGTTCGCAGCGGCAGACCCTACGCTGTCTTTAATTCGATAAGTCGTCCCAGTAACTGGAGCTGCAAGAGGCACAATCGTTCTTGCTGCTGATGTATCTACAAGAATCACATAATCGGTTATCAGTGTTGTATAAGGATAAGCACCAGGGCTTGTTATTTTGACTACACGACCTGAAACAGTATTGATTACACCTGCTAAATAGCATTGGTTTTGCTGCTTAGCTCCTGTTCCTTGAGTTCCTATTCGAATTACATTGGATTCTCCTACTACTCCAGCACTTGATAACAAAATATTATTTGATTCTGATGTAGTATACGCACTTCCTACTGAGGCTCCGAGGCCAATATTATTTACCCCTGTTACTAAAACCGCTAAACTAGCACCGCCAATAGCGATATTTTGTCCTAATCCCCCAGCTGCAGTTGTTAAGTTAGTTAAACTAAATGCACCTATTGCGATATTATTACCCGATGTAGTAATCGCAGTTCCGGAGGCTGTACCAAAAATGCAATTTGAAGATGCAGTGGTTAAAGAATTTAAAACATTTGCACCAACTCCAACGTTTTGACTACCACCTGCCAATGCAGGCAAACTTGTTCCAAAAATAATATTCGTTTTAGAAAAATCCTGAGTTAGCGTCGAGCCAGATCCAACGAATGTGATTGTAGAATTTGCCGTGATAACGTTAATATTTCCTGCGACTGGAGTGGCAACGCCTGAGTTTCCTGTCAATCTCAAGACAGAAGTCGATCCGCCTGTTACTGTTGCGGTAATGTTAGGACTCGAATATCCGAATGTTATACTTGAATCAGGTGAAGTCAACGAACCTGCTAAAATTTCAGGTGTTGGAAAACTATTTCCTGTTCCGATTGGAAGTTTTCCGGCTGCGTTGATTATTCCAAGATGAGGCTTTGCGGCTGTCTCATCAAAGTTGAGGTTTTTGGCCACCATTACATCGTTTTCAAAACCTGCCATATATCCTCTTTAAGGTGAAGGGGCTTGTATATATTGAAATAAAGCTGTCCAACTAATATTAGTTGCCGCTACACCTGTGAATTCCATTTGTAGTTGAGTACCATCCGTAATAACTTTCCAATCAGCAGTTATCAGAGAGGGGCTTGCCTCATCAAAAGTATCATTCGTGCCGACTACTAGAACAACCCCTAAAGAAGAACATGTGGCTACGCCAACAATCTCTCCTCCTGTTATAGCATTTCCTGTAGAGTCATAACCCGTTACAGCAACAGTAAAAGTAAGTCCTGTAGATGGTGAAGGAGTAAAAATATTTGATGTTGTAGGAGTAGCGTTTGCCGTGGAGGCTGTAATAACTATTCTGTTTGTTAGAACTACATCTACTTCATTTGAAGTTCCTGTCCCAACAACGCCTCCTTTTGTTATGATTCCATTATTATTATTTTCGATGGAGTCAAACCCATTTACGATAAGGATATTGGCAGATGGAACAGCATTTCCATTCTGTGTATTAAATTGCGTAGGAATATTAGGAGGTATTGGACCCCCAGAGGTTAATGGCTTATATATTTGACTCAAATTTCACCTCTAACTATTTTTTGCATATAAGTAGGAAATTGAAAAACTTCCATTAGCCGCACCGTTTCCAAAAAAAGAATCCCCTACTTGAAATGTGTAATTAGGCGCAATTCCATGGTTTCCTCTCATATCTAAAACTAAAGCTTCACCGCCCGTGAATGTCTTCCATTGAACATCATTTATTGAGAGCACAACGCTAGTTGTGCTCTGATTGTCTAAAATGATAATGGTAGGGTTGAAAAGCAAAGTTCCAATAAGCGTATTGGATCCAGTCATAGCTGTTATGAGTTCTGGAGCTGGTAATGCTACTTGGCTATTGTTGATTGCCATCTTCTACCTGTTTTTCTTGTAACTTGTTTTGTTCTTCAATAATTTTATTTATAATATACCCTTGCATAGAAAAGAGAGCTTCTCGGATCTCTCCTAAGGGAGAATCCGAATCCATAAGAAATTGATAGACCCTATCCGCACACTTATGCTCAAGAAATATTTTGTTTGTTATCATATAAAATCCTTTTTTAATGTTATGCCCTAAGAATTTCAAGGGCATAACACTAAAACAATTTTTAAGCAACGGTTGTAATGGGTGTCCACCCTGTTCCAGCATTAGTATTTATGTAAGCTCTAGTGCTTGTGCTGCTACCGTCTGTTCTAAGCCATAGAGAGCCTTGAGGAGCAGTTACAACTCCACCTGGATCTCCGGCTCCTGCTAGTACTTGAGGGCCAGCCGAGGTGTTAAGAGCCACCTTCCCAGCCATTGTAATAAGACCGGTTCCAGCCTGAATTGTGGTGGCCGCTGCGCCTGTTGTCGATCCAAGAGTAACTACGTTAGCTACCGCACTATCAGCTATATGAACCGTTTTAACTCCAGTACCCCCAGTCGCAACGTTTACTATTTGTGCTCCAGTTCCACCTCCTAAGGTAATAGTTCCTGTTTGAAGACCGGTTCCTCCAATAGTAATCGTTCCTGTTGTCATTGCCGCGCCAATAGCAACAGAACCTGCTGTTTGCGTATTACCTATGGTGATTACGTTGGCTCCAGTTCCGCCAATAACAATCGTTTCGACCACCGCAGCGCCTGTTCCTATAGAAATTGTTCTAGCAGCAGCTCCTGTTCCAATATTAATAGCTTGTGCCACAGCATCATTCCCTATGGAAATTGCACCAGCTGAACTATTCAATTCCAAAACACCAGCTGAGTCGATTAATACAGTATCAGCCGAGGTGACTACAACGTCTCCAGCTCCAGTAGTGTTTATAGCTACTCCAGCTGTTCCAGAATTTATAACTACCTGAGAAGCTCCAGAAACATTACCAATCGTTATTACTCGTGCAGCAGCACCAGTTCCCACGTTGATATTTTGTGCTACCGCATCATTACCGATACTGATCACTCCCGCGGATGAATTTAACTCTAAAACACCAGCTGAATCGATTAACACAGTATCAGCTGAATTCACGACTACATCTCCTGCCCCTGTAGTATTAACATTAAACCCACCTGTTCCTGTATTCACCGTAACAGCAGTAGCGCCAGTTACATTACCGATAGTCACTGTATGGGCAATGGCATTCGTTCCTAAGTTTAGAGAAGATCCAGTCCCCGTATTTAGGGAAACGCTTGTAGTTGCAGTTGAATTACCAATTGCAATGGCTCTTGTTCCAGCTGTTCCGACATTAATATTTTGAGAAACTGCATCGTTACCGACCGATATAACCCCAGCAGAAGAATTTAACTCTAGAACACCAGCTGAATCTAAAAGAAGAGTATCCGAAGAAGCTAGTGTGATATCCCCAGTGCTTGTAGAAGCCAAGGCAATGCCCCCAGTTCCTGAATTAATTGCCACTGCTGTAGAAGTAGTAGTGTTACCTATAGTGATGGTTTTGGCTATAGTAGTTCCAATAGTTATTGGCCCGGTTCCAGAATCAACTACTACGGCTGAAGCGCCTGTTTGGTTGCCAATTGTAACCGTGTGAGCAATGGCGTTGGTTCCTATGTTGATACCAGCGGTTCCAGCGTTTAACACTACCTGTGTAGCGCCTGTGCTGTTTCCCATAGTGATAATTCTAGCAGCAGCTCCTGTACCTATATTAATATTTTGAGCATCTGCATCATTACCAATACCAATCACTCCTGCAGAAGAGTTTAACTCTAAAACCCCATCAGCATCTAAAAGCATCGTGTCATCAGAATTGAGCACGATGTCACCTGTTCCGGTTGTTGTGACAGTAAAGCTTCCTGTTCCTGTATTAACTGCAACAGCGGTACCTGCTGTAACGTTACCGATTGTAATTGTTCTAGCTGCTGCGCCAGTACCAATATTTACAGCAGCCGTATCTGCATCAGAAGCTAAATTAAGCGCTGTTCCAGCAGTATCAATAACAGCACTTGCAGACAAGGTTGTTAATCCTGCAACATCTAACGTCCCTGAGATTGTTACATTAGTAAAGCTTGCAGGCCCACCAGATGCAATAGCTTGGGCAAGTTTAAGAGGAGTAATGGCAGTATTGTCATCTGTTCCAGCAATAGCCTCTGCTGTAGTTGCTAACTGACCTATTCCAGAAACAGTTTCAGACCATGCAGGAGCACCTGCAATGGCTAAGTTGTCAGCATAGAATTTAGTAGCAACAGGCTCATTGTTATCTGTAAGAAGAACTGTTCCATAAGTTGTAGTAGTAGCGGGGTTAGCTCCAGCTGTTACCCATGTTTGACCATTATAGACATATTCGGTAGGGGGAGATGTTGAATTATCGAAATAAGATTGTCCTAATACTCCTCTAAAACTTGACGAAGGTGCTCCATTACCTGTGATTGATCCCGGAGGAACATTTAACATACCACCTATACCATATGCAAGACCCATATAAACCTCTTTGGATTGATTTAATCTCACAGTGAATTAAAATTTTAATTTCAACAAGAAATTATTTTAGTTATCAACAAGGATTGACAACAATGCCCATCTTTTGGTATTATTAGCTAAATTGAGTTAACGGAGGGGCGATGGAAGAATACCTAACTATTAAAGAATTTGCTGGACTAATCAGAGTTCATACCAATACCATTCGTAACTCAATTAAGAATGGAAAACTTCAATCTGTACGGGTAGGAATTGGGAAACGAGCTTGTCACAGGATACCTAAGAGCGAACTTTCAAGGATTGCTTTGTTTGATTTGAAGGATATGATTAAGAAAATTTTAGATGGAGAGAAGTGATGCCAGAAATATTATTAAAATGTGCTGAAACCATAAATATTTTACAGTTTTTTGGAATAGGAGTAATGTTTATTCTATTTTATAAAGTATTGGAAAAGAGGTTTGATTCTATAGATAAGAGGTTTGATACAGTTTATGTAGCAATATCCCTAGTAAATAATGATATCAAAGAACTTAGGACAAGTCTCAACCGAATGGAAGGCGCTTTCTACTCTAAAGAATGCTGCATGCTTAAAGATGAAAGCCAAATCAAAAAGGCGGAATAAGAAATGAGTGTAATTAGATGTGATAATTGTGAATGTTACGTAGATACGGATTTTAAAGAATGTTATGAAAATCCAAGTGATGAATGCGGTTGTCTTTGTGAGAATTGCTATGATAAATTACCAAAGTTTGAAGGGTAAAGGACATTCCTATATCGCATGGGCCGTAAATATGGGTGGTGGAATTGTTCAAGATCCAGATTGTGAATGTTTGAAAAATAAAGGAGAGAAATGATGTCAACATTATATGAAAAAGACTTTTGCCAATGGTCATTGACTCAAGCTTCTCACTTGAGAAATGGCGAACTCTCGCAATTAGATATCGAAAATTTGATCGAGGAGATAGAGGATTTGGGAAAACCTATACATTCAAAATTACAAAGTCAGCTTAAAGTTTTATTTTGCCATTGGCTAAAAATAAAATATCAATCTGAAAAACATACTCGATCTTGGGATCTTTCTATAAAAAATAGTAAGAAGGAAATTCAAGATGTTATGGAAGATAATCCTAGTCTTAAACATTATCTTCCCAAGATCCTTAAGAGGTCTTATGAATCAGCCATTTTATGGGCGGCCAATGAAACAGGTCTTGATGAAGAGGTTTTCCCTAAAGAATGCCCTTGGACAATTGAAGAAGTTTTAAATTAGGAAATAAAATGAATGAATGGTTTAAGAAACATGCCGATGCTCTTTCAGTATTAACTACTCTTGTTTTATGTATGTTATGGATGAATGGAAAATTCAATGATGTTGATTTGAAATTTTCTTATATGGAAAAAAATATGTTAGTTTTAAAATCAGACTTAGAAAAAGACATTGCTAATGTTAGAGCTGATTTAGCTGTTTTAAAAACAGTCCTTCTAATGAAAAACATATTGCCCGCAGAATTGGCAAAAGTTGAAGGAGAGAAATAATGTTGAGATTTATGATTGTTTTTTTCGTAATGATTTTGGTTCAGATGATTTTTTTCCCTTTGGTGGATGATCATCCTTCGCATCTATAGCCATATCTAAAGCTTTAAGGTTTTTTGATGTTTGCGGAATATTTCCTGCTGAAGATTCTTGCGTCTATTGCTTAATGGTAAAGCGGTAGCCTTCCAAGCTACTTATGTCAGTTCGATTCTGACTAGACGCTAATTAATAAATGAAGGAGAGAAATGATGGGATGTTTTTTTATTGGAATGTTGGGAGCTGTTTTTTTGATATTTCTGGATGACTAATCTTTATTTTTCATTATTAGATCCTTAAAATCCTCATCAGAGATTGATTGTATTTTTTTAGCAGCATCTTTATCAATTTTTGCTATTTCCTTAGCCAATGCATCAGATGTTTTTTTTACTATCATGAATTTATTTTCATTTAACGCTGAAATTCCTTTACTGGAAAGTTGTTGGAATCTGGGATTAATTAGCATCTGTTGAGCTAATTTTCTAGCCGCCTTTTCACCAACGATGCTAGAAAGAAGAGGGAAATTGCCTGTAAAGAAGGATCCTAATAGACCTACGGCTTCTGCCCCAGAAACTATATCTGAAGCAATGGATGGTTTAAGTTTTGAAGCTATCCCAGAATACTTTGAATAAAGTGCATTCACAGTATCGAAGTCCTTTCCCATTTCAGGAGAGATCGATTTTATAGCATTTTTTATGGGCTCTTTCAATATTCCAAGCTTTTCTTTTCCAGGACCATAATGTGAATTTAGATCCTTCCAAAAGTTAATCAGAGTATTTCCATTGATTTCACTTCCTAGTAGATCTTGAGCATCTCTTTCAACTTTGTCTCTTATTTCTCGAGGAAGTTTGATAAATTGTTTCTCTAAAGAATCGGTGAATTTTTTACTTGCTTCAGAGGAAATTGGCTTATGAGCTATGGGAGAAGTTTCGATAGATTCGTAAATATTACCAAGACCGCTCTTTGTATTTGATAATGCCGCTTGAGTTGATCCTCTCTTCGGCGCGAGCTTAGATAGCCATTTCTGTTTGAATTCTGATTGAATTAATGGCGTAATCTGTTCATCAGAAAGTCCAAGACGTCTTGCTTCTTTGATTATATCGGAATTCTTTCCCTTTTCTAGAAGCTTACGGGTCACATCAGGTCCGATATAGGCGGTCAATTCAGCTGCTGTTTGAGCCCATTCTGGAAGTCCTAATTCTTCCGCTCCCTGTCCAGCAAATCCAGCTAAAAGAGCTCTTCCTCCAGCGCCCGCGGCTGATCCTGGAAATGCTAATGCTGTCGGAGCCTGATTTAGACCTCTTCTAATTGACTTTTGACCAAATGATTCATCTTCGGTGGGTAAAAGCACATCTAAATTTTCAGTTTGCTTTTCAAATTGATCCGAATCTGATGCTCCATGAATATCTTGTAAAGGAGACATAACTTGACCAAGTCTAGATAATCCCTCAGCGCCTCCTTTTAGGATAGTTTTTCCGTAATCCTGTATATTTTGAAAATAAGATTTTTCTTCTTTTTGCTCTGGAACTTCATATGCCTCAAAATCAAAATCAATTTTTTTTGAAGAAGGTTTTTCAGAATTGATTTTTTTTGATTTAACCGGAGTTGTATCTTCAAAATCATATGAGGAAAAATCAAAATCATTCATTGGCTAAACTAGCTCCAGCATTTAATGCATCGCTAACTTTATATGCAGGGATTTCTATTGGGTTTCCTGTATTAGGATTAATGACCTTTACTGGCTTTGTCATTTCATCAAATCTTTCTTCGACAAGATCTGAATAACCTAAAGGTCGTATTCCTTTATTTTTCTTTTTGATGTCAGAGGCAATCTTAGATCTTAAAGTTGACATTTCGCCATATTTTTTCATCACTTTTAAAATTGCCTTATTAGCTTCTGGTGATTTTCCAATGTCTGGCAATTTGTCCTGTAGAACTCTTAAATCAGCATCTGTAAGTCTAACCCCAAAAACCTGCTTCCATCCCTCCAAAAGCTGAGGAATAGATGAAAGAAGGGTAGCTTCATCTTTATTCATCACCGCATTAGCTAAACGATTTCCCGTCTCGCCAAAGTTTCTAAATATATTTGTCCATGAAGCCGGTTTAACATTTCCAGAGTCAATTGACTTTTGAATATCAGAAAAGGTCTCTATCTGATTCTTTGCTCTTCTAGCTTTTTCCGATAAATCTTCATCATATTTTTGAGATTCTTTATGGAATTCAATTTGTTCTTTTCTTTGTCTATTTTTTTCATCGGTTGTTGCTTTAATTTCTTCTCGATTTTCTCTTAAAGCCACATCTTTTGCATGACCCAAAGCTCGACCTAAATTAGGATCAATAGATGAAGCTCTTGCTATATCCTCATCAGTGAATCTTGCTGCATTGAAGTTTTTAGGAAGAGGATTTCCGGTAATTTGTTCAATAGAAGGAATTTCTTGTTGTTCATTTACCTGTGAGTTAAACCCTTGATTAGGTGAATTTTCTTGTTGATTTCCACCGAAAAGTTGATTCAGATATTCTTGCTTTTCCTGTTGTATCTTGCCCTTTCCTTGCTGCTTTAGTCCTTCCACAAGCAAAGCCTTCCTAGTTTCTGGATCAAATCCTGATAAATCCATCCCTAATAGTTGTTTTCCTGCTTCAATAGACTGAGTGTTCATCACATCTTGTTTATGCTTTTCCATCATCTGGTTTCCCATTTGAAGACCAGTCCCCAAAGCCTTACTAAACTTCTCACCAAATGAAGGTTGTCTATTTTCCTGAATTATTTGAACCATTTTAAATCCTTAAAATTGAGATCCCACTCCATAACCTAAGTTTGCTCCCGCCATTGCCCCTGCAGGTCCTCCAAGAAGAAATCCTCCCGCAGCTCCAAGCCCTGTTCCAATTGCACTGCCCCAGCCATTTTGCTTTTTCTGTTTTTCAATAAGAAAGTTGTCATAAGGCCTTTGACCTAATAGATCATTGCTAAGACCTCTAAGGTCTTGTATAGCCTGTCTTTGCATGTTTTGTCGATTAGCTTGCAGTTCTTGAGCAAAATTAGATGCTGCTGAATTCATTGTGTTTTTGAAACCACTGCTCTTTCGTGCTCCTAATCCTCCCATTCCACTAAATCTAGACGCTATATTTCCTTGTAGTCCGGCAAATTGTCTAAGCGCTGGAGCTTCCATTTCATCAAAAGTCGATTGGTCTCCACCTGCAAGTTTGGAAAGGTAACTATCTGGACCAACTTGCCCGAACATTTGTTGAAAAAGTTGCATCTGTTCTGGAGTAAATTGCTGCAATGAGCCTTTAGAATATCCCTTGGGGATTTTTTCCTTCATAGAACCAGTATTAACCGCTCCAGTATTAAATGTCGTCGGATTCATGCCTGTTGCACTTGGATTTAAACCTCTTGAAGATCCACCATAACTCATAATTTACCTCGTTTTCTTCAACATAATCTTATCAAAGAATTATTTACATTTAAACATTCGAAATCCATTCTAATACAATATAACCACTAGAAATAGCAGGTGATCCGGCTCCTACTTCGAACATAATTTGATCAGTTGTTGGAGATGCTGTTGCTAATACAAAAAAAGAAAGTTGTCCAGAAATAGCTACATTACTTGCAAAAATAACTCCATACCAGTTTGTGCCATCAGTATAGGCTCCATAGGATCTTGAAGAAATTTGCCCTATTGAAGTTATTTTGAAACCAATATCTATATTTGCACTTGTTGTAAAAGGATAAACCTGACGAAAAGATTGCTGTCTTCTACTTGTAAAAAACCAACTCTCACCTGTCTGTGCAGGTCTATTTGTAGGAAATAATCCTATAACGCGTGCATTTACAGCGTTTGCTATATCGACATAGGTTTTGTTAATTTCAACAGTAAGTTGGTGAAGTTCCTCTGGAAACTCTCTTGAAGTCCTAAGATAGGCCACCTGATTAATAAGATTCGAACTCATGATAGCATACCAGAAGGGGAAACATCTAAAATCATTCCATGAATTTCTATTTCTTCAGTAGCATTAAAATTGTCTACTGCGATGATCTGTCCTCCAGAAATATAGGCATCAAACCCACTAGCATCTACTTCCAAGGTCGTTTCTGTTGTTGTAGAAGAAATTACTCGATAATAATTATTTGATTCTTCGTCAAAATTTAAATCTGTCATACCCAAAACTCCTGTGATCTTTACAAGAGCATTTGTAGGGAAACTACCTGTTGTAGTTATCACACCCGGACTTGTTTGCGTGGCCCCTGTGATAGAAAAAGCAGGCAAAATTGGCAACAAAGAAGTCATTTGATCATCCGAAAGAGTAAAACCAATCTGAATGGTATCTCCAAGCAAGGATGTGTTTATTCTGTGCCATATTTGACTTTGATTATTTGAAGATGCCCCATCTGAACCCACTAAATTTAACTGCTGCAAATTAGTATTAGAAGGGGTTAGACCTAAGTTTGTACTTTCAGGGCATGTATAAAGGATAGTACTAAAAACAAGTCCGCTATTTTCAGGCTCAATTTGCGGAACAATAGGACCAAAGTTATAAGGGTTTGAGCTATCTGTGCTCAAGTATAGATATAAGGTAATCTGACCAAGAGTTGTTTTGCTTAAAAGGTATTGTTGAACACCAATGCGTGTTTTTCTTGCTAGATTCCAGGCCACAGGGAATTGTTTTGTTTGAACAAAAGGCACATAGAGTCTTGTAATGAGACCGCCACCTAAATATGTCCCTGAGGGGATGGCAGGATCAAGAGTAAATGAATTTAAGGTGGGGTTAGCTACCTTAAATGTTTTTCCGTTAACATATTGTCCAACTGTTCCGATTACTCCTGTAATAGTAATGAAATTTCCAAGATCAAGACAATGATCTGGAGATGTCACAACGCTGCCGACGATATTTGCAATGGCTAAAGATGTTCCCTCTCCCGTGCCCACAGCCCTCACCAAGATAAATCCCTGTTGATTGCCGGCAATCACTGTTTGTTGAAGAAGAGTAGAATTTCCTGAATCCCATGGATCATCCCAAACTTTCCATTGTGGATAAACAAAACCAACTGTTGCCCATGTGAAACCTGTCTGCTTTCGAAAAGCTCCATAAGTGGTGTAACTTTCTTTAAAGATAGCCCACGTATTGTCTCGGTGATTG